CGGTGGCACCGGGTTTTGGTCTGGAATCGAAAACAACTACTCAAACATCAACGACCAAATCTACAACGCAGTTTCAATTTATTCAGCAACGTCTAGCTCAACTCTGACCTTTGACGTGCAAGCCTCAGCAGGCACAGGAACGCTGAAAATCTACGGAGCAAACGCCACCACACAATTTACAGTCGAAGACATCGGCCCATACGGCGCACCGGTCTAATGTCTGACACCGAACCGACTATCCCGGATCCTGACGCGCTTGGACTTATTCCTTACTTCGCGCCGCCAGCCGACGAACCAAACCCTGACGATCGGGAAGTCCAGTGACGACTGCTCAGCAGGTTCTCGACTTCGAAGGCGCGCGCCTTGGTGATGGTGGCGACGAAACATGGGCGTGGTATCCGCTAAGCCGAGGAACGGCCTGGTGTATGGCGTTCCAGTCCATGGCTTTGACTGAATGCGGAATCCCGATCCGCTACGCCTGGGTGTCCGCCTGCTTCGACGACTACCGCCGACAGGGCCGCAACTCCACCGACATTCGCACCGCCCAACCAGGCGACCTCGTCGCCTTCGAATGGGGATCCACACCAGGCGGATACGACCACGTCGCCATGATCATCGGCCTTACCGACTCTGGCGCATGGACTCGAAACGGCAATGTCAGCGGCTCCAAAGTCGCTGACCTGTGGTTTCCGTTCGATGGTGGTGGCATGGCCGAGATCGCTAGGCCACCATATGAGACACCGATCCCCCCGACTCCAACCCCTGAGGAAGACGAAATGAAACGTTACCTACTCCGAGGCGACAAGTCCGGCGAAATCTATTTGGCCGACGCCGGCTTGGGCTGGAAATGGCACATCCCAGCAGGGCAGCTCGAAAACGTGGTTTGGGTCATCACCCAATCATCCGGCGGCCAGTTCCTCATCCCAGGTGGAGCCAACACGCTTGTCTTCGAAGGTCAAACCGTTTGGGTAGCCGACCAGGCGTTCGTCGACGCCATCCCCACCATCTAACCGGCAGGGGTGTTCATGTCATGCAGTGGGAACCCATCATTGCCGCGTCCGTCACAGGACTTCTCGCCTTCCTAGGTGTCATTTGGCAGTCACGGAAAACCCGTCGAATCAACACCGACGAACACTCCGAGAACTCGCGCAAACTTGACCGGATTGAGAAGAAGGTTGACGACACCGCCCAGAGAGTCGAAACTGTTTCCGACCGGCTTGACGACCACATCGTCCTGCACCGCATGACAACCCGAAAACCATGGTGGCGTAAATGAGCTTTGCCGACGACGTCCGAGAAGAAACCCGAACCTCCGGAATCGAATGTCGACTCTGTGTCCTCCTCAAAAACATGGACACAAAAACCCGTGGCGAAGTCAACGAAGTCCTCGCCGACCAGTCCTGGAACGCCGAGGCAATCTCTAGGGCAATGCAGCGGAGAGGATGGGAGATCCGTGGCGACTCAATCCGAAAACACCGACGAAACTGCCTCGTTCGCTGACGAGGTAGCGGCAGGATCACGGCCCCGACGAAACCATCCGCAAGGCTGGGAACCAGGCGTCGCATGGAACGGCCGAGAAGGCACCCTCACCACTCCACCCCTCGAGGCCGACCCGACCACTGGGGTGTGGTCTGAACTCGTCGCCGACTGGGGCTTGGATCCGCTCACCACTGAAGTGGTCGAAGGGTCTGTCCAAGTTCGGGCGTGGGACACTCATGACGGCCGGCGGCTTCGCTACTACCGGGCGACATTGCGCGCGCGTGAACTGGACTATGACCGACCTGATGTGGACGCTCTCTGCCGCCTAGTGGAGAAGAGGCGCCCTGTGAAGCCCCTGAAAGGCCCTGAGAGGCCCGACCGGGCGTTGGTAGTCCTCATAGCCGACTGGCAGCTCGGAAAGGCTGGGGAGCTAAATGGCGGCACCCCCGAAACCGTGGAAAGAATCTGCCGCACCCTCGACTATCTGCCAGCCCGCATCAAAGAACTCAAAAAAGCAGGCCGACCCGTCGACACTGTCTACCTCGTCGGCCTCGGCGATCTAGTGGAGCAATGCACCGGCCACTATCCCGGACAAACCTTCAACGTCGACCTGGACAGGCGTGAACAAATGCGCCTCGCCCGCCGACTCATCCTCCGAGCCGTCGACAACGTCCTCGGCCTCACCCCACGAATCGTCCTAGCGGCTGTTCCTGGCAACCATGGCGAAAACCGATTGAACGGAAAATCTTTCACCCGCACCACCGACAACGACGACCTCGCCGTGGTGGAGCAGGTCGCCGAAATCCTCCAGGCGAACGAGGAACGCTACGGCAGCTGCACCACCGTCCTCGCCTCAGGAAACAACCTCGTCCTCAACATCGCCGGAATCCCAGTCGCCTTCGCCCACGGCCACAAAGCCGGCGCCTCCGGCCATCCAGCCGCCAAACTCGAAAACTGGTGGAAAGGCCAAGTCATGGGACGTCAGCCAATCGCAGACGCCGACATCCTCATCACCGGCCACTATCACCACTTCATCTGTTCAGAAACTTCTGGCCGGACTTTCATGCAGGCACCCGCGATGGATGGTGGCTCTTCATGGTGGACTGACATGAGCGGCCAAAACTCACCCGCTGGACTTCTCACCCTCGGCATCGGGACCGGCTACGGACCTCGAGGCTGGGGCGACCTACACATCCACTCCGCATAAGGACCCGACATGGAAGAACCCGAAGTCGACGAATACTTCGACGCCGCCTGGCCCTCAATCCTCCTCGACGGCTTCGCCCTAGTCCATGGGGACCGTGGCCGAGCCTACGGACCGCCCTGGGAGGATTACCAACGCGTCACCAACCTCTTCAACTCGCTTTGGGGTGACGATGTCATCGACGTCAACGCCGGCATTCTCTTCATGATCTGTATGAAGCTCGGAAGGATTGCGCGTGGACTCGAAGAAGGCTTCAACGCCGAACAGCTCAAAGACTCCATCACCGACGCCGCCGGCTATCTGGACTGCCTCTATGGATCACTCCTGAACCCTGCCCCCGTCTCTGTCTCTTTCGACGTCGACGAGGATGAGGAAGAATGGATAGAGGAGGAGGAAGAATGACCATCACAATCGAACCCGACGTCATCCCCCTCACCCGCCCCGAAGAGGAACCGGAGCAATACGATCCGGAAGAACACGAATTCCCCGACGAGCAGGACTACCCCAGCCCAGATTGGAAACCGTAATGTTCACCAAATCCTTCGTTTTGCAGCTCGTGGAACGTGCCATCAAAACCTTCGCCCAAACACTCGTCGCCCTGGCAGGCGCCTCCCAAATGGATTGGCTGACCCTCGACTGGGTGCAACTGGCCGCCACCGCTGCCATCGCCGCTGGTCTGTCTGTTCTGACGTCTATCGCGTCGGACAAGGTTGGCCCGATCGACTCGCCATCCATGGTCCCTACCTTCAAGACGTTTCCCTGATATGGCACCGGCAAACCTTCCCATCAACATTCGAATCGGCGACACCGAAACCATCTCTGTCGCCATTAAAGATTCGACCGGCGCTGCTGTGAACATCACAGGCCGCACCTACGCCGCCCAGATCCGCACCACCACCGACGCTGCCACAGCACTCGCCACATTCTCCTGTTCGATTGTGTCCGGAGCAGCCGGCACGCTCACCGCCACACTCTCGGCCTCGACGACGGCAGCTCTCACCGCCGGCATTGCTGTCTGGGATCTCCAAGAAACAAATGGCACAACCGTCACCACGCTCCTCAGTGGATCCGTGACCATTTCGCAGGATGTCACCCGGGCATGAGCCAGCAAGTCACGCTGAAACTCACAAACGTCTCCCTGACTCAAACCACCGACACTGTCCAAGTGACACAGACTGTCCCCGAGGTTGTCATTGCTGGCATTTCCGGCCCTGCCGGCCCTTCATGGACCGGCTACTACGGCTCCTTCAGCGACTCCACCACCCAAACCCTCACCGCCGACACCGCCAAAGCCGTCACCTTCGACACCACAGAAGAATCCGATGGTGTCGCAATCGGAACACCAACCAGTCGAATCGTCATCACAAACGCCGGCACCTACAACATTCAGTTCTCCCTACAGGTCGACAAAACTGATGGCGGCCAAGATGACGCGACGATTTGGCTACGAGTCAACGGTAATGACGTGCCAAGAACTGCCACGGATATCACTGTGGAGCAGTCGGCTCGTCGCCTCGTCGCCGCTTGGAACTTTGTTTATACATTCACAGCCGGCCAGTATTTCGAACTGGTCTGGTCAAGCCATGATGCGAGCATGAGGCTCAAATCTGAAGTGACCCGAACCGGCCCTGTCCGACCGGCTGTCCCATCCGCCATCCTCACAGTCACGCAGGTCCAATAGATCCCCGATTCGACGACGACACCTCCCTCCCCTGGGTGTCGAATGGAACCTCGAGGCGAACCGCCACGCACTCTGAGAACCACAACCGAATCGGATGCCGGAAACCCCAGCTGCCAGCCTTCCCCCAGGCCCCGCAGCTGGGGTTTCTGCATTCCCAAAAAAGATCCTTGACATCCTTTAAACGATCCTTTAAAACTTCTCATGTGGAGCAGCCGCCCCACACACAAGAAAAGCCAACAGACAAGGAACCCCGACATGGCCGCAATCAAAGAACTCGACACCCTCCTCCACCAACTCATCCAAGCCGAGGAAAAGACAGACGAATACGCCACCATCATCGGCAACGTCGAACACATCCACGACGAATACGAACCAGCCGACCACATCGAAGACCTCTACATCACAGCACTCGTCCAAGCCGAAATCCTCGCCGAAACAGTCGTCGACCTGCTCCACCCCCAAGACTTCGCCAACGACGACAACTTCTGGCACGCCATCGTCAACGTCCGCCTCTACATCCAAAACACCGACGTCAACGAACTCTCCATCGAAGGACTCGAAGCCGAGATCGCGAAGGCCCTCTGATGTGGACTGCAATCTGCCTAATCCCAGCAGCTCTCCTCTTCGCCCATCAGATCCGGCAGTCCAACAAACCAAAACCGCCGGCCCCTAGCCTCTCCGACATCCCAGTCATCGTCCTCGTCGGACAAGACCTCGAGGTCGACCTGTGACCGAACCAAACGTCATACGCTGCCTACTGTGCAAACAATCTTTCGACCGAACCGAACACGGCACCGATTCCTATTTGGAGCATCGGAAAACCTGCCATCGCACCACCAACCACCCGACAACCCACACCCCGAAAAGGTCAGCATGAAACAAACAGCGCAATTCCTCACCGGACTCACCGCCTTCGCCTTGCTGCCAGTCCTCGTCGAGAACACAGCGCAACACGACGCCCTTGGCCCTGTCCTCGGACTCACAGTCCTCCTCGCCATCGTGGCTGTCGGGATCTTCGCCTGGCCAGTTAGGAACCGGCAATGGTGACCGATTGGCTGGCCTTCATCGGAATCCTTGTCATCGTCGCCCTGGTCATGGGATGGGTTTGGGTTATCTCCGAAGGCGTTTTGTGAGCAACCCAAACAAGGCCAAAGGGTCAGCCGCCGAACGTGCCTCCTGTGACTATCTGAACGTCAGAGGTGTCGAAGCTGAACGAGTACCAGCCGGCGCAACTTTGGACCGAGGCGACATTTGGGTCCCCGACAAAAACTGGCCGGCCATTCAAGTCAAAAACCATGCACGCCTCGACCTCTCCGGCTGGGTCGACGACGTCGCCATCCAAGCAAAAAACGCTGGCCGAGAAACCGGAATCGTCATCCACAAACGACGAGGCAAAGGCAACCCCGCCTCCTGGTACGTCACCTGCACCCTCGACACCCTCATCACACTCATCGAAGGGAACAAACGATGACCGAAACAAACGTCACCATTTTCTGTCAGCAACTCACAGCACTCGTCGAAACCGACGACGTCGACCTTGAACTGGTCCTCGACGCCGCCGACATCATCGCCGCACAGCTCGAAGAGATACGACGCCTCGAAGCAGTCGTCGCAAACCTCAAAGCCGAAAACGCCACACTGAAACAGTACGGCTTCTACGAGTGAACGATCCCGAGCAACACCCCGACCTCCTCGACATTTGGACAGACCGGGCAGCGTGCAAAGGCCGAACCGACCTGTTCTTTGTGAACCGTGGCGACACATCCAAAATGAACCGGGCGAAAGCCATTTGTAAAACCTGCCCAGTCATCGACAACTGTCGCGAGTACGTCATCTACAACCCCGAGCGATACGGAATTTGGGCTGGCATGACCGAAAAAGACCGACGCGCCTATCGGCTCGAACAGGGAATCAAACTCCCCAACGCCCCACACGGCACACGACGCCGCTATGCGGTCGGCTGCCGCTGCTCCGACTGCCGCCTCTCAAACGCCCGATTCCGAGCCGAATGGAACAAACGATGACCAGGGAACACGGCACCCGAGCCAAATATGTTGTCGAAAAATGCCGCTGCCAACCCTGCACCATCGCAAACCGCCTCTACGCCCGAGAACGAGACAGAACAGAACGTCGAATCGCCTACGGCATCGAAAGCCCACCAGTGATCTTTATTGACGCCACCGAAACTCGAGAACACATCCAATGGCTCCGCAAAGTAGGAGTCGGCAGACGACAAATCCACGCCACCTCCGGAGTCGCCCTCTCCACGATTCAAAAGATCGGATCCGGGCAGCTTCTCAAGATCCGACCCAAAACAGCCGACCGGATCTTGGCTGTCGGCCGACACAGAGCAGCTGGCGGAACTCTCATCGACGCTAAACCAACCTGGCGCCTTATAAACGACCTACTCAAACACGGCTGCACTCGCGCACAAATCGCCCGCCACATCAACCACAACGCGCGCGCTTTGCAAATCTCCAAAACCAAGATCAGAAGGTCAACAGCCGAGGCAGTCCAGCAGCTCCACGATCAAATCATGTTCCGCATTGTCGAGGAACGCCGGCTCAGCAATGAACGGACCAAAAAGTCTCGGGCAATGCGCGCGACTGTCACAGGCTCCGGGGACGATGAAACCATGACCAGCAGTTCCAACCATTCACTAACTGCCACATCGCAAACATGAACAGGAAGCCTGGCTGGTCCGAGACGATGGCGTAGATGGCCCACGGCCAGGAATGCAACATCACCACCAACCAACCCCACCACCGGCCCCGACCGGCCTGCCACATACCAAACACACCCAGCAGCTCAAACACCGACAACACCAACGGCCACATCACAACCTCCAACCCGACCAGGAGAAACCAAATGACAACGCTAGACCCTGAAGCAACCAACAGCCTCAACCAGCCCACCCAAGAAACTCGACGAGACCGCTGGGGCCGCTATCAAGTCCTACCCCCTCGAGGCGGGAAACTTGTCGGCTACACCAGGGCGACCACCATCGCCAAAGTTCTCGACGACTCCTCGAGTCTTATGGCATGGAACTCGCGAATGACCGCCATCGGCCTCGGCCTTCGACCCGACCTCGTCGCCCTTGTCGCCACCACACCACAAGACGATAAAAAAACTTTGGACAGTTTGGTAAAGCGCGCGTCCGAAGCAGGCGGAGCAACAGTCCGACGGGACCTTGGAACGGCTGTCCACGGCCTCCTCGAACGTCGCCTCAAAGACCCCACATTCATCGCCCCCGATCCATACCAGGCCGACATCGAAGCCATCCTCTCCGCCCTCTCCGATGCTGGCCTGTCTTTCGTCGACGGCATGACCGAACGGATCGTGGTCAACGATGAAATCGAAGTGGCTGGAACCTTCGACCTTGCCCTCACCGATGGCGAAGAAACTTTCATCGCCGACCTCAAAACCGGCTCCTCAGTCAAATATGGCGGACTTGGCTTTGCCATCCAGCTCTCCATCTACGCCAACGCCTCCAACCTTTACACCCAAGGCCCAGCCAAAGACGGCTCGCAAGACATCCGTGAACCCATGCCGAACGTCTCCAAATCGGCCGGAATCATCATTCACTGTCAACCAGGCTCCGGCCTCGCCGAACTCCACTGGCTGGATCTCGAAGCCGGGACAGAAGCGCTCCACACAGCCCTCGAGGTACGCCGGCTCCGCAAATACACACCCATCCACCCATTCACCCCACAACAAGCCACAGCGGCCCTCTACGGACGCCAGCGGCCGGGACAAGTGCAACACGTCGACGATCCATGGCGAATCGCCACACTCGACCGAATCTCCCGAATCATCGTCGACGGCCACGCCCAAGCACTCGCCAACGCATGGCCCGAAGACCATCCAACCCTGAAATCAGGTGATCCGATCACCTTGGACCAGGGAGACGGAATCTCACGCGTACTCGACGTACTTGAAAAAGAACTCGGCCTCCCCTTCGCCTCACTCCCCGACCTCAACCCGCCACCAGTGCCACCCAAGAAATCAACCAGGCGAAGGGCAGTGAATGACGGCACCGACACCCTGATCCACACCGACATCATCAACCGACTCAACGAACGGGCAATGGAACTCCCAGAAGCTTCTCTCCTTTGGGTGAAAAACATTCTTGAGGACGCCAAAGCTTGCGGCCGAACCCTCGCACTCTCACCGCCACAAGGGATCCCAGCGGAACGCCGCTACCTGATCTGCCAAGCCATCATCGACCTCGCTGTCCATCGCGATGACGAGCTGACTTGGACGGTGCTAGACAATGCGACCGACCAAAAGATCCCCCACCATTCTCTCGGAGACGCCTTTGGCACTCTCCGAAAGGCCGAGGCCAAAGCGGCTCTCGGAATCGTCACCGCCATCAACAACCTCGACCTCGTCCCAATGTGGGATGAGAACGGTTGCCGGTTGGAAGGTGACATCGTCACAGCCATCAAAGGTGGCTCCCCGACAGACAAGGAAACCCAACAGTGACATTTGACAACACAGCAGCAGAGGCCCTCACCCGAAAAGGTGGCGGCAACATTGCCAAGTTCCCGAACATCGGCGACATGGTCAAAATCAAAATCACCGGACTCGAAGAACGGCAACAAACCGACTTCATCACCGGAGAACCCATCACCTGGGCAGACGGCAAACCCAAAATGCAGTTCGTCTTCACCGGCATCGACCAGGACACCCAAGAGGAAACACGAATCTTCGCCAAAGGATTCATGCTTGGGGCAATCAAAGACGCCCTCACAAAAGCAGATTGCAACCTCGAGGCCGGTGGAATCCTGGCCGTCAAGTACCAGGAAGACGAGCCACCGACGAAAGCCGGACTCAACCCGGCCAAAAAGTATGTCGCCCAATACCAGCCACCCAAGCCGGCCTCAATCAGCGCCGACGACCTGATGTGACATGGGAAAGCGACTGATTGGCGCACAACTCGACCAGGACCTCATCGACCAAATCGACGAGACAGCCAAACGTCTTGGAGTGAACCGATCCACCTTCATCCGTAGGGCAATCGACGCCTATCTGGCAGACACCAAACCGAGCGCCTGACCTAAGCAGCCCCACCACAACCCGAACTGTGGTGGGGCTGCTTCACCAACCCGAAAGACCAGACATGGACAAAGCACACATCCTCATCCGCACCGACCACCACCGAAACCTCTTCCTCGTCGAAGCGTCACAAGGAGCGGAACGGATCACCCTGGCGACATCAAACAATCACGCCGACGCCTTCCAGATCGCCCAGAAACTCGCCTCCTGGACAAGACGTGACCCAGACAACGTCCCCTTCCCCATCTACGACCGCTCTCGAACCCTGACGTGACCTCGGCAAACAAACATCGGGACTGGCGCTGCCCAAAATGCGCCAACGAATACTCGACCCCACAACCAGTGCTGGCCGTGCTTTGTCGCAGCTGCACACGAAAGACTCGAGGAAACCCGCAATGGATGAAACCGAAAACCACTGGAAAGAAACAATCGCCGGCTGCCTAGCAATAGCACTCCTCCTAGCAGCAGCTGTCATCTTCGCCCGCTGCTCCACCCCAGCAGTCGCCGAAATCGAACAGACACCACCACAGTCGCAACCCGTCGAAGCCATCGGCTACGACTTCACCGACAACGCAGCGCGCGCGCTAGCCGACCTCGACGCCTACCTCATCACAGTCACAACCACCACCACTCCACCTAGATCGGCGGCGGCCCCCCAGGCTGACCCAGCGGCACCATCCCCCACAGGTGACCGCTGGGATCAGCTTGCCAACTGTGAAACCGGAGGCAACTGGGCAGCGAACACCGGAAACGGTTTCGGAGGCGGCCTCCAGTTCATGCACCAACGCTCATACTCAACCTGGCGTTCCTTTGGTGGCGACGACTACGCCGCCCATCCATGGGAAGCCTCGAGGGAAGAACAGATCGCAGTGGCCGAGAAAGTCTTGGCCTCTTCCGGCTGGAACGCCTGGCCGGGCTGCTCACGAAAGTTTGGATGGATCTAATGCAACACAACCCCGACATCATCTCCCACACTGACATCGAACTCATCCGCAACGCCGGCAATCTCCTCGAGGCGCAGCTGATGAAACTGCACCGCCACCACCACGGCCCCGACTGTGAAACCTGCCAAGCACTCCTCACCTGGTGGACGATCAACAACCGATGAAACACGGAACTACCACCGGCTACAAATATCACGGCTGTCGTTGTGATCTGTGCAAAAAAGCCAACCGGGAATGGTTCCTGAGAAGCAAAGGCAGAGAAGACGAACGGCAAGGCCCTTCCCTCTACTGGCCCATCCAGCCACTATTCCAAGCGGCAGGAACCACCGAATTTGTGGAACTCGCCTACCTCACCGGAATCCCCGCCCGAACCCTCCACAGATCGTTCGAACGTGGACTCACCGACAACACAGCCGACCGAGCAGCCATCGGCCTCGGACTCCACCCCATCATCATCTGGCCCCACTGGATCGACCCCTACCTCGAAGGAGCAGCATGACACCCGACGACATACTCCAAGCACTCAAAAACCAAAGGTTCTGGCCCAACCCCGACACCTTGGACGAAGACCTGTGCCACGCCATCGGACTCATCCAAATTCTTTGTGAAACCAACGCCAAATATCTGTCCGGAATGATGGAACTCATGGCAGCCATCGAAGACACCACCGGAATGGAACTCGGCACACAATGACCTATCGAAAAACTACTCAACAAATATTTGATGAGATTGACGAGCGGCTTGAGCTTCTACTGCCAG